AATGTCTGGAACAATAGCCAAATCTGTACCGCTGGCGTAGATTCTATTTACACAACTATCAACCCATATATTAGGATTCATTTTTCTACATATGTCAGTTCCAAAGTATTGGAGAAATTCCCTAGCTGTAATTGCCCCACTACGTTTTTCTAATTTATTAGGTAAAGAATCTGGCATGTCTTCCCAATTCATACTAGTCGTCGTGTTCTTTTGGTTATCAGTACCATAACACTGAGCTTCTGTTAGGCCAAATAACTGCATAGAAATAATCTTTAGTGGGTCTGCAAAGCTAAAAGGTTTAACGTGTGGCCATATTGAAACATTTGCATATGACATGAATTCATTATCTTTACGTTCAATGTCCAGTATTCCAAGACCTTCTACTTCGTTACCGTTTTCGTCTAACTGTGTGGCGTTGACTACTAGATTTCCTTCCTCATCCATGAGAAACTTTTCAACGACATCATTGAGTCTCATTTGATACCCATGAAGGAATTTGCTGCAAGTGGTTTTCCCGCTTTGCTTTGCTCCAGAAAATCCTATTATCTTAGTCATTATTAACACTCTCTATAATTGGTTTTATTTGTTCGTTTATTTGTTCTATGGTCATTTCGCCGACGTCTTTTAAATCAATATCTATGTTCACTATATCAAATAGATTCTTACACTTCTTATGTATTTTACGATTAGCCTTTGATCCAGCCTCATCATTATCTGGTAATAATACTAAGGTTGCGGCTCCTGACGTTTCAAGTATTCTTATCTGCGTGTCTGTTAACCCCGAGCCAAACATACCGACTACATTCTTAATACCTGCTTCCCAAAGTCTCCAAACATCTCCTTGTCCTTCAACTAATACAGCTATTCTTGAATTCTTGATATAGTCTCTTGAAAGCCAATACCCATAAAGCCAAGCACCAGCGTAAAACTTTTTAGAGTTAACCCACTTACGACCATTATAGTCTTCGTGCATTATTCTTCCAACACATCCTACCATACATTCAAAGTCATCATCATATACAGGAGCAACAACCCTGTTTCTCATTTGCTTTCTAGAATCTAAACAAACCCCAACATCAAATTCATCTAATACAGATTCTGAGTATCCTCTATCAAGATAATATTTTGCGGGACGAGATAACCCTTTTCTTGCAACGCTTCTGTCAACGCCGGATTTTTTGTTTTGCTCTCTTTTTCTGAAGTTACTTTCAATTCCACAAAATGATTTTTTATTAAAGTCCATGTTGTTAGAACCTTTTACAAGGTCTTCAAAATCAGTTTCGACTAATTTCATTGAAAAATCAACAGCTTCATTAAATGTTATTTGTTTATCTTGAAACTTACTAAGCAAAGCTCTAATAAGCCCTATGGGAGTGTTAATGTTGTCTTCTTCACATCCCTGAGTCCAACATTTCCATATTCCAAAGTATGAATGTTCTGAATCAACCGTCATCGTAAAAGCGTTGGGATTATCTCCATCGTGTATAGGGCATGCACAAGATATATATTCACCAAAGTCTTGGATTGGTACTCCAAAGTGGCCAAGAACCCTTTGTATGTTTGATGCTATTTTATCAGATAGCACTTTCAGCTCTTTGTTTGACAGTTGTTTCAAAAAGGTTTCTCCGTATCTATTTCTTCTTCAATAATAAAGCCTTCTTCTTCGCTGTTTACTTCATTGTCAAATCCTTCTTTTTGTCGTTTTTGCTCTAGTATGTATTCAGACTTAGTAAAGCCTTCGTCTATTCTTCCGTATTCACCCATCATGTTCATATTGATATAATCATATTCGTCGGCCAGTCCTCCGCCATGTCTAGCAGCGATTGGTACTAACTTTCTATTTCCACTCTGACCACCGTCTTCTGCTATCTCTTCATCTGATTTTCGTTTAAAGATTGTCAAACTAGCGCAAAGCCATACTAAACGGTCAGAGCCACTAATAACATCACTAGATTCTCTTGTTACGCCGTCTCGGTTTAACTGAACAAAACTCAAACACGGAGCGTCGTACTGAATCATAAAATTAACAAGTGTGGTCATCTGAAATCCCAACACTTGGAATTCTTGCATTCCACCAGACATCTGTTCTGAGTGCATTAGTTTTAAGTAATCATAAATTATTAAACAAGGGTTAGTTCTTCCGTTCTCATCATACCCAACCTTTTTAATAACCCATCTACGCATAATAGAGACAGTCTCTTCAAACGATTTGCCAGCAATGGTTACATAGTCACAAGGCATTTCTTTTATGCGTTCTGCCGCCTGCCTAACTCTTTCTTCTCTGCCTTTTGTTTTTGAAAAAGACCCAGTAGCTATATCATTGATTTCTATATCGCTAAGGTTGGCTAGTATTCTATTTACATGGTCTTCTTTTGACATTTCGGTATCTAGCATTAAGACTGGTATGTTAAGTTTTCCAGCTACGTGTAAAGCTACCGCATCAGCAAACATACTCTTACCAGTTTTTGGTCTGGCTGCTATTAGGTCTACTGATTTTCTTCTAAAGCCACCACCTATTGATTTGTCAAATCTAGGAAACCCACTACTTATACCCATCATTTCCGATGGGTTGTTTATCAAATGGTCTATGTACTCTTCAATATCCTCACTCATATCAACAGGTTTATTTTCTACCTGATTGTTTAAGTCAGAAGATAGTTCTAAAAAAGGAGCCTCTCCAATGTTTATTATCTGACTGACAGTTTCGTCTCCTGTCATGTCTCTAAGGTCAGACCGAACTTTTAAAGCTCTTCTATCAAGCTCTCTCCCGATTGTGAACTTGACTAATTTTTTAGCCTGACCTCTTACATTTTCGGGAGCTATGTATATATCAGATAATTTTTTGACATAACCATTAGGAATTTTGTCAACAAATACACCATCTAGCCCTATCGACTTAGCAGCACTAAACAAGGATGGTAAATCAACAGTTGTAGATTCTTCAAACACCTTCTGGAGACAAGCAAATAATACTTGATGCTTATCATCAGTGAATGAATCAACACCCACAAGGTCGTCAACGTCGATAAACGCCTCAGAACCATGTCGTATTAACCCTGCTAAGACGGCTCTTTCAGCCGTGATGTCATTAATTTCTATAGTCATTAACCAACACATTTATCACATCGGTGATAACTTCCAGTTTTGTAAGCGGGGTTTATTTCTTCTGTCTTGCCACAAACATGACATTTTACTTCAACAAGAGAAATTCCTTTTCTGCGTGGCGTCCTGCCTACTTCAGGAGTTTTTAATTCTTCTTCGGTGGCTTCTGTTCGGTCGTCAACGAATGTATTTTCGCCAATTTGTATTGCTTCTCTTCTGCCGAATTTAGTACTGTCTTGTTCTCTAGGCTTTGTAGAAAAATCTAACTCTTTGAGTGGCACTTTAACTTCTGACGCTTCTTCTTGCTCTGGCTCTGATTCTGTAGCGGTTGGTTGTGTTTGCCGTTCAATAATTTCTCCTGTGAGGAGCCTATAACCTTTAGTGACTTTTTCCATGTCGTCTTCAAGTATTCCATCTTTTATAAGTTGTAATGGTGAGACATTCATGACTGACTCCTATAATGTTTTTTTCTACCAAGCTCTATTAACGTATCGGCTTGTTTTCTTAAGTCTCGAATTGTATCAGAAGACATGGTTACTTTGCCTTCAACTACCCGTTTAACTCTCCAAACCTTTTGAACAAAATCATCTTCTTTTATCACATGGTTTACTTTGACTTCCCATTTAGTAAACTTATCAAAGTTGTCCGACCTACCAGCAACAGTATGGTTGATAAACCCTTCGCACCATTTCAAACGAGCAGCTTCTGCATTGTGTCGTTTTTGTAAAAATCCACAATAGCTATAAAGAACGTAGGCCTTTTCGCAACATTCTTCTGAAGTTAATGATTTAAGCTCAAAACCAGTTAGGTTTAATATTTTTTCGACCTCAGTGCTTGGCTCCACTTGAACTACATCAGACATGTAATTGTCTAAATTAGCCATAAACTCGTCTAGTTTATCTATTGATAATAGCTTGTCGCCAGTCATCTTCTGTTCCTGCATAGTCTAATGTTATTAGTGTTATTGAATTGTTCTCAAGCCATCTAGCCTTGTCTCGGTCTCTTGCTTTTGATTTTCTGAAGCCTTGTTGGTTTCCATGAAAATGGGCGACAAATTCGAAATGCTGCCGCCCGTGTACTTCTACCGCTAACGAATGAGACGGTATCAAGAAGTCAACAAACAGTGTAGATTTTCTTGATGGCTTATTTGAGCCCGGTAACGGAACTTCTTCGAAAATTGTATCATACGGAAATTGTTCATGCAAGATCTTTCTTGAAAGAATATGCAATTTACTTCGAGGTCTTTTTTGGTCGCCGGAGACTATACATTTTGACAAGTTCCATAGTCGTTCTCGGCCATCAAAACCAAGAGCTTTCAAGACAACATTTCCTTTAATGAATTCTGCAAAGTTGGCCAGAGATCGTTATTAGTCAAGAAATCTCTGAGCTTTTGTTGCCCTTGAAATTTAACGAATTTGATAATTTTTTCTTCATCCTCTATATCTATTTTGGCTTCTTCGAGAATCTTTTTTATCAACTGTGGTTCATCCACAAGGAAGTCGCAAGTATACCAAGCCCCAGCAGCAGAAATTAAATCGAAATCATTTGCTTGGTCAAACATTTCTTGTTTAAAATCAATACCCGTTCCGTAACGAAGCCAGCCAGTAGCTTCTCCACCAGTGAATCCACCTAGTGCTGAAGTAACAATCTTCCAATGAAGAACCTGCCCAATTTGACGGCCATCGTTCTTTTCTTTCCACGGTTGAATCCAAGCTATTTCAAGAATGGTATCTGCTTGATAACGGACTTTAACGCCTCCATCGGCAACTTTCTTTTTGCCCATTCCTCCAGTATTAGCAATGAAGTGAGTAACCATGATGATAATAGCTTTCTGTTTAGGAACTACGCTACTCATCTTCTTGCAAAAGTTAGATAGAATTCTTGGGACTCCGGGTCTGTAATCTCCTCGAACTTCTTCGTCTAAGTCTCGTTGTGCTATTAAGCTAGATATTGAGTCAATAATAACTACACAGTTAGGATGAGCTTTTACTAACTTTTCCACAGCCCCAAGGTATTGTTCAGCGCTTAGTGTTTCATTATCAGCTTGAACAACAGTGATTTTGTCTGCTTGTAATCCTTCAATACCTTCAAAGTTTTTGGTGCTTAATCTGCCCTCTACATTAACATAGAAAATAGGACGATTTC